GATTGGCTGAGGGAAGGCCGAACCGGATCGCGCTGAAGACCGACTGAGAGGTCCAGCTCCTGATCGACTTGTCCTTGTGGCGAAGCTTCTCGATTTGCTTCTTGCAATGAGGCCAGCACACGGCGAGCTGCTCCTCACTCTGGATGCGAAAGAAAGCTATGGATTCGGTTTGTCTCGCCACACCATTTACGCTCATGCTTCGCCCCCGTATTCGATATCTGCCGCGACACCTATGATTTCCCCCTCAGAGATCATGCTGACCTTCAGGCGCTGGAGCCGCGCGGTATTGAGACAATCAAACCAGCCATTAGGCGTAAGGCTCGTGTTGAGGACGTTCTGAGGCGTGGTCCCTGGAAGTCTTTGTGCAAGCACGTCGAGGCTTGCTCCCTGCACAGGCTGAAAGCCAAACTGCGGCGTCATCTGAAAGAGCGTGAAGAGGTTGTGCCTATCGCCAAAGTCATGCGTCGTTACGGATGCTAGGCCGGGAGAGCCATCGTAGGTGTAAGTCGCGTGATCAGACTTGAAGACTGCATTGGTATCGGTATTTCGGTCGCGGAGATCGCCGTAGCGAAGTCCTGTCGGGATCGCGCCGTAGCTCGTGTATTGCGTGGTGAAGCTTCCGTAGGTGAGCGGGTTAAGCTGTACCGTGGCAAAGATCGGGAATTCTATCAGCTCTGATCCCTTCGACCATTTCTTTGTTCGAAGATTGAGGCAAATCCAGAGATCGAGGAGGCCAGCCGGAGCGGTCTGCGAGGGGAAGTGCCAGAACACGCACGAACGCTTCTGGTCCCATCTGGCGCAAATATCGTAGTCGCGGTTCTGATTGAGAGTGGAGAAAAACCATTCTTTCAGATTATTGGGGATACGTTGAAAGGATTGCCCATCGAAGGAATAGAAGTCATCGATCCCCGGCCACAGGTGCATGTCACCGACATTCGCAACAGCCTCCTGAGACGGTGCGCCTATCTCGTTGGAGATCGGTGGAAACTCCCAATAGAGAGGCGGTCCCTGATAATTCCCGTAGTGAAATGCCTTTCTCTTGTAGATGGTGATTCCGCGCCTGAGCTGGTGCGCTGCGGTGATCACACCCTGCGTTCCCTGAATCGGAGCCGAGATCGTCTGCGTTGCGATGTTGTCGGTCCAGATGTTATCGGCCAGCGACGCATGGAGAATGTTGGAATTGGATTCGACCAGGAACAGCGCAAACTCTGTGGCCTGGACAATCGATGCAACCGGAGGATTCCCGCCAAGGTTCTGCCAGCCGGTGAGAAGAGGTTTCAGGTATGGCGGATCGACACCATTCACCGCGATCAAATCATTGCCATAGATATCGAAGCGCCAGCGATTAGGAGCGGAAATCGCATGTGGGATTAGTCCGGTATCCACCCATGTTGCTTGCTGCGATTGATACAGGCGCGTTGCGGTTCCCGCCACGGTGATCGGGCTCGTGCCCTGAAATCCCGCGAACGCTCCAAGACAGGCACCCGATGGCAATGAGTTAGTCGAGGCTTTGAGCAGGCTTGGATATGAGCGATAACCCTTGGCCGTGGGAAATACATTATCGCAATCGAGGAGCACTCCCGGCGTGATCGAATCGGCATCAGGCGCGAAGTCGATAAACCCCACTGTTCCCTGAATCTGAGGAATGTTCCCTTTGCCAAGATTGCCAGCCATCAGAGGTATCCCTTGATCTTGACCCCGCCCATTTCCCTGATTGATTTGGAACCAAGCGATCTTTCCTGATCGATGCGCTCGTTACGAAACTCCGCTTCGCGCACAGGATTGTTTACGAGGAGCTGGCAGATTTTCTCGCAGGCAGCCGAGATAATTAGTGACTGAGCATCGGTTGACCAGAACGTCACATCGGCATCGTTCACCGGAGGAGCTGGAGTGCGATTCATGGTGAGCGATAGCTTGTACGGACCACCGCACGGCCAGACGCGAAGCATCCCACCCTGAAGACACCAATCGGTCGGAATGGATTGTAGCGGTGGCTCCAGCGAATCTTCGATCTCGATGGCGATCACGTCCTTGCGCGTCATCGGAATCCAGACGCCGTTGAGCAGCTGGATATAGCGCACGTCAGACCACCTGGCGCCCAGGTTGTAATAGCGGGTGCCAGCTACAGTGGTGACAGTGGTCGAATCGTCAGTCTCGGAGGAGTAGAAGAATTCCTTGCCGTAATACTCGATGCGTTCCTGAATGTGGGTGGCAATGTCAACTGCGAGATCGGTACGGATCAGTCTGCGGGCGACTTCGGATTTGAGCTGTCCGTAGGTAAGATCCATTGCGGTCCATAGCGAGATGCACGAGAGGGAGACGTGAGCGTTTCATCTCCCTCTCATCTAGTGCTGCCGCCCTAAACCTTTGGAATAGGAGCCCCACCATCGATCGGTTGTGGATTCCCGATTTCCTGGCTGCACTCCAGCTGATCCATCGATTTAAGTTGCCCCCCCAACGTCAACTCCACAGTCGTCTTGAAACCCGCGCGGTCAGTCTGTGCCAGCGGCTGATCGTCGCCAGCTGTGCGTCCTTCAAGGTCATAGCCCATTTTGATCACCGTCCTTTCTACCGTTTGGCTCGGCCTTCGGTTATGTTCTCAACCCCTACCCGCCACTCCCTATCTTTCTGGTTCTCGGCATCCTGAAGCTTCGCCACCTGATTGTTGCGGTCCTCCTGCATCTGCTCGAAAGGCGTACACTGGTGCGGCAGAGGCTCGTTCACCATCACATCGAGGTCTTCGTCTCCCTCGTCTATAAACTCAGGGCGAAGTGCTTCCTCGCGCGTGACAGCCGGAGGCGTGTAAGGGAAGAAAGCAATTTCTCTTCGACTCATGGCCCCTCCTATGCGGAGAGCGGGATCGGGCTCGGTTGTCCGACCAGGTGATACTCGATGAAGCCCTTGATCACTACCGCCGTAGCGCCCGTTGATGGCGCCACCGTGCACTTGATGACAAAATTCTCGTTGATCGCGTACTGCACCGGAAGCGAAGCGTTCACTCCGTTACCCTGTGCCGTGAGCTTACCCGCGTTCGCGCCTACCGTGTTCTGTGCCGCGACGAATCTTGCGGGCGATCCGCCATCTCCCACCGACAGCTGGCAAGCGCCCGCGCCAGTGTCCAGGTCGGCGCAGTCGATGTAGAAGTTATCCAGAATGAGCGGAGCGCCAGCACCGGGAATCTTGCAGCACTGGATCACATCGTTGATGACCAGAGCCACCGCCACGGTGAAGAGGAAATCGCGCCGAAGCACGACGCCAACAAACGGACAGCTCGGCATCGGCACTCCGTAGTTATCAGCGTTATAAGTTGTTGCCATTGATTATTCTCCTTCTTCTTCTCCGTGAATTCTTATGCAGCCCAGGTCGAACACACGATGGTTGCGTAATCCTGTGAGGCAAACCGCGACTTCTTGATCCCGAACACCATGCCTGCTGTCACGCGCAACTGGTTATTCGCATCGAGCAACTCTTCCACCCAACGCACACGAAGCGGCTGGCCGTTCGGCCCTGCCTGCCCGCCAACGCCAAGTGCAGCGGCTTGCGCACCGACGAAGATCGCGCGCGCTACGTTTGTGGTTCCGGTTGCGGCCGCACCGAGGGAAGTCGGGCCTGCCACGTTGGTTTGAGAGATAGGATCGAACACTAGATTCTGGCTGTTATCGCCGTAGGGACACCAGCCGTCTTCATGCATGACGACGCCATCCTTGAAACCAATCGCGCCTGTGAAAATCGGATTGCCGGTAATTTGCCCGCCAGTGATAGCGGCTTTGTAAATGTCGCCCCATTCTCCAGAGGTAAAATTGGTTTTGAGTGCCTTCACCTGCAACGGATGGAGGAACAACACGCCTTTAACGTCCACTCCCTTGATGACAACGGGCTTGATGGGGAACGGGAGCGTATTACAAAGTGCCGTGATCTGCGGGATCAATGACACGGAGAATATGTTGGAACTGGTGAGTGCCGCTTCGTTGGCCACGGCTCCCGCGCGAATCCAGTGTGTAGCATCCGGCGCGATAGTTGCCTGCATCCCGGTGTAGTTCACATTGCTCTGCGCGGTATTGCCGCCAAGCTGGTTCATCAGACCGATATCAAAGATTGTTTTCCACCAGTTCGATAATGTGACTCGGGCCGCGTCTCTCATGCTGTAAGGCACCCTCTGTTGCGACATGATGCCCTTGAGCAGCTCGGCCTGACGGAGCTGGTTGATGATGAAGGTATCCTGCAAAGCGGCCCAGGCGCTTTCCTGGCCAGCGATCGGGTTATCGCCAGCAACGCCGGGACCGATGATGTTCGGAATCAAGTCGTACTTGATGGTATCTCCAGGTCCGATGGCGGTATCGTCAAAATACTGAACGAAATTATTGGCTGACCGGGGATTGATGCCGACCGCCATGAGCTTTGCGGCGGTGGTCTGCTTGATTGCGTGTTGGTAAACCTTTTTGGAATAAATGACTACAGCAGTAGCGTCTCCTACTGGAACAACAATATCTGCCATTGGTGTGTCTCCTGTGCTCGAATGAGCAGGTTAATTTTTCGTGAGCACTGGGTGGCTCACTAAAACAACCTCCAGGCTGCTTCCCTGGACAGGCGACACTTGCGGTAGTCGCGGGCACCGAAGCTGGCTTTTACGTCTCCAGCGTAGACGAGGCTCGCATGGGCGGCTGCCAGCTGGCCGGAAGATTTATCGGTTCCTCTTCAAACGTGAGCATTTTCATGCTGAGACGCCTATTACCAGAAATTATGGTCGGGCGTCAATGATGGAGTGGCGAAGCTTCTCCAAATCCCTCGATACTCTGTTCAGCTCATTGGTCTTCAGATCGATCTTGTGATCTAAGTCCTTGATGATTGCATTGGCCACTTTGGACTTCTCTGCAACCGCCTCGTTTAGCTCATCGATCTTCTTGTTGGCTTCGGCTTTCTTTTTCTCAACCTCACTGTCCATGCCCGCCAACTCGCCCTTCTTGTACTCGATCTGATCGGAGATTTTCTTCAGCGCATCTTTGGAATTGGCTTCCATACGCTCGCGTTCCTGACCAATCGACGCGCCAAGATTTTTTATCTCGTCATCGACATTGCTTTTGGTGAGAGTGAGTTTCTCTTGCTCCTTCTCTACCTCAGCGCGTAGCGATTTCTTCTTGCTCTCAAGGCCAGCCGTTTCAGACTTCGCCATGCCGTAATTCTCAAGCACAAGGGAAACCGCTTGCAGAGCGCGAAGCCCCTTTGCGGCAAACACCCTAAGCTCCTCGATATCGGATTCATTTTCATCTTTCTTCTGCGCCATTGTTCCCTCCCTATCGCTTGAGCAGCACGGTTACGGTTACATCCGTGGCTTCGTTCCCGCCGACAATCTTGGGCTTAATTTCCCCGGCTATAAACGGCGCGATGGTAATCGCACCCATGCGAATCTGCATCGAGTATCCTTCCTGGTCGGGCAGCGTCCAGAATTGCCCTGCAGGAGTGAGTCTCCCAACTAACGAGACATGCGCTCCGGCAAGATCGCCG